TCCGAGGCCCACATCGAATCGGAGCACCTCGCCGATAATCTGTACGCCGCGATGGGCACCCCGGTGGCAAAGGCCACGATGGAGACGGGCGAGGACGGACGGCAGACGAAAGTTGCTGAGTTCATCCCCGGCACACCGCTGGGCGAGCTAGAGCCGGACGCGAAGGAAGCGGCCAGCGCCGAGCTACGCAAGCACTTTGTCGCCGATGCGATCGTAGCCAACTGGGACGTGATCGGGATGGAGGAGGACAACGTCCTCGTGACGCCGGCAGGCGTGCCGATGCGGATCGACAACGGCGGAAGCCTCACGTTCCGCGCACAGGGAGCGCCGAAGGACTTCGGTCCGGTCGCCGGCGAGATTGATACTCTCCGGTCGAGCAATCAAGGCCGCAGCGTGTTCGGGCCGATCACAGACGCCGAGATCGCCGCCCAAGTGGACGCCATCGACGCGATCAAGTACACGGTCCTCGCCGTGGCCGACAAGCATCCGGCGATCCGTTCGGCACTCAAGTCGCGAATCGAGAACCTCGTTGCCCGCTACAAGGACACGCCGCGATGAGCGAAGAACTCTTTGTGACTACGGCGTCCATGAGGGCAACCGCCATCGAGGCGCTTACCGCCGTGCACCGGCACTCCATTTCGTCGCCCGCGATAGACGAGGCGATCCTGATCGGCATCGCGGACGGCATGGATGTTACTCTTCGCGACGCCGCCGACATACACGCATTCTTTGAAATGATCGGCGCGGTTGGAATTGGTGCCTCGCCAAAAATGAACATTTCCGACAGTAAAACCATTGTCGCCGGTCTCTACGGTGGTACATTTGGATTGCGGTGGTGCGCGCGTATTATCGAAAAACAGAAGAAGAAATAACATGAATGAAATCGAAAAACGCTTTGTAAACGCCGGTGCCCCGATCGTCTCCCGATGTAACAACGGCGACCGCTCTAGCGGGAAGAAAATTATCGGGTATGCAGCAACATTTGGAACACGCTCGCAAGACTTGGGAGGGTTCATCGAGACCATCAAGCGAGGCGCTTTCGCCAATGTACTAAAGCGGGCGGCGTCGAAGGAGCCAGAGCACGACGTTGTCGCTTTGTTCAATCACGACCCCAACTGCTTGCTCGCGAGACTGTCCAGCGGCACGCTCAAGTTGTTTGAAGACGAGCGTGGCCTGCGGTACGAGATCACACCAACGGACACAGAGACCGCTAGGCATATCGTCGCCCTCATTGAGCGCGGTGATATTACGGGGTCGAGCTTTAGCTTTTCCGTCCCCAAGAAATCCGAAGTATGGGCGTCCGGCGAGAACGGCGGACTCCCGCTACGGTCGATCGAGTCTGTGGATAGGCTAGTGGATGTCGGACCAGTAGTTTTTCCAGCGTACCTGAGTTCCGAATCCAAGGTCTCCGCGAGGTGCATTGCCCTCGCGACGGAGCTACGGACCAGACAGTTTTTTGTGAACCTCGACGCCCGCGCTCGCGCCGCTCTAGCGTGGGCCAGCAGTCGGTGCGACGGTAAAGCCTGCGACGATTGCGGCACAGGCGCCGGCGGCTTTAAGGCCGGCAACACATGCGCTACGGGCAGCGAAAAAAAAAATAACATAGTCGTTGACCGCGATCAGAAAGCGATCGACGGGATCACACAGGGCAGTGTCGATTCGCTTGCGCTACACACCGGATCGGACGGACTGCTTTCGGTCGAGCGTCGCGAACTTCATAACAAGCTCATCAGCGAGATGGTGCCGTCTTCCGCCGTCTCTCCCGAGGGCAGACTCCCTATTCTTTACATGATGGGCGGAGGTCCGGGCGCGGGGAAAACGACGATGCTGCAAAGCAGTTCGGTCAACATTCTCCCGGGCGCCGTGACGATCAACTCGGACGACGTGAAAGTAAAACTGCCTGAGTTCGACACGCTCGTCGCCGCCGGAGCTAGAGAGGCGTCGGTGTTCGTTCACGAGGAGAGTAGCCAAGTCGCAAAAGCCGCGATGAATCTCGCGATGGGCCGGAAGCTCGACATCGTTTTGGACAGCACGGGTGACGGGAGGTACGAATCCCTCAAGGCCAAGATCGATCTAGCTAGAGAAGCGGGCTACGAAGTGCGGGGGCTGTACGCCACGCTCGCCGTCTCGCTCGCGGAAAAAATAACAGAGGCACGGTACAAAGCAACGGGTCGATGGGTGCCGGCCGAGGTCGTGAGGACGACGCACGCGAATGTTTCGGACGTGGTCGAGCGGGCAGTCGCGGAGAATCTTTTCGACAGCATTGACGTTTACGATACGAACATCAAGGACAATCCACGCCCGGTTATTTCTCACCGTCGAGGCGGTCCGTCAGTTGTGCATGATGAAAAACTGTTCGATGACTTTATGGCAAAGGGGGTTGACTGATGGACGCTGAAGCAGAGATGGCGATCGCTCGCGAGGTTATTTCCGGCGTCGAGGAATCCGAGTCGAAGTTTGCACCGCTGGACACCGAACAGTCTGCGGTCTGGAAAAAGTACACAAAGGTGGTTGCGGACGCGCCCCCCGGCGCGATCATTGAAACCCCTTGGTCCGCGAGCGAGATGCCTGACGACGACGAGCGTTTCTCGCGTTACGAGGCGAGCCTAAACGAGTTGCGACACAACAGCGGAACCGAAAAAGCGAAGCGGGCAATCGACCGTCTTCGCGAAAAAGGAGAATGATGCAGAAACAAAACGAGCACGCATCGGGCTGCGTTTGCCCATCGTGCCGAGGTGGTCGCCTGTTTACTCGGTCCACAAAGATCGTTGGCGATCATGCCATCAGATACAACCGCTGCCCCGCCTGCGACGCGAGGTTCAAGCACGCGATCGTGTCGGACGATGTTCGCCGTCGCCATCGGTTGTAAGTACACCTAGAGGCGTTGCTCGCTGATTCTTGGGGCGTACATTGGGGCACAGGTCAATAACACCACTCTAGCGAGGGCACTGTGTCCGCAAAACTCGAAACACTGAATCGCGAAGTCTCCGACATTGCTGACCGCCTTACGGTCCTCGTGTCTCTCGAAACCCGATCCGCACAGGACGACACCGAGCTAGATGCTCTGGCGACCCGCAGCGAAACAGTTCGTGAAGAAATCAAGCGTGAAGAAACGATCTCGGCAAAGGTTGCCGAACTTCGCGCCGTAGCAGACCGATGCACACCAGCACAAACGGAGACCAGAGCAATGTCCAGCGACATCACGCCAATCGATTACGGTAACGCCCGCAACTTGAAAGCCTTCACCGGCGAGCGAGCACAGGAGCGTGCCTACCGCGCTGGTCAATGGTATCTCGGCACCCTGTTTGGCGACGAGAATGCCAAGCGTTGGTGCGTCGAGCACGGCGTCGAGTCCCGCTTGCAGTCGGTCGGTGACGCCGGTCTCGGCGGCAATCTGACCGTGCCAGAAGTTCTCTCGACCGTGATCGAGCTTGTTAATGAGTACGGAGTGTTCCCAAGCGTGGTGAACCAGATTCCGATGGGGTCAGAGACCCTGAGTGTTCCTCGCCGGGTAGGTGGCTTGACAGCCTATTTTATGGACGAAGCGGCCGCAGCCACTGATTCTAGCGCTAGCTGGGATCGGGTCCAACTGGTGGCAAAGAAGTTGGGCGTCGCAAATCGCCTCTCGAGTGAGGTTATCCAAGACTCCATCATTTCAATCGCCGATAAAATCACGTTGGAAATCGGCAGAGCCTTTGCGTACAAGATCGACAGTGTGATCGCCAACGGACAAGGCAACGCTGGGGACGGACTGATCACCGGCATCGTGACGAAGCTGACCGGCGGAACCGCCAACGCCAGCCTCGTTGTGGCCCCCGCCGGAGAAGTTGGGTTCGACACGCTCTCGCTTGAGACGTTTATCAACGTGGTCGGGACATTGCCCCTCTTTGCCCGTCAATCGGCAGCTTGGTACTTGAGTCCGGCCGGTTACGCCCAGTCGATGCAGCGTCTCATGCTTGCAAGCGGTGGGTCGCGTCCAAGCGACATCGCCGGCAAGAGCGAAGCTAGCTTCCTTGGGTTCCCAGTGCGGCTGAGCAACACGCTGGACAGCCAGCTTGGTGACGACCCCGCGACGGTGAAGGTTCTGTTCGGCGACCTGTCCCTGTCAACGATGATGGGCACACGCCGCGCCATGTCGATGCGGGTTTCGGATCAGCGTTATATCGAACTGGACGAGGTTGTGATGCTTGCTAACACAAGGATCGCCGTAACAGTCCACGACGTTGGCACAAACTCGGTGGTCGGCCCAGTGCTTGCCCTCAAGACTCACGCCTGATGATTTCTAGCTAACAAAAAAAGTCACGCCGTGGTGGGCAATGATTGCCGCCACGGCACTTTTTTTGCATTGGCGCGACCAGTTTTCTTGCGAAAATAGTTGACACTATGCAATCAATGAGACTGAAAATTATTCGCGGCACGCTGGTCTATCGTGTCGGCCAAATCCTTCCGATCGTCCCGATCGCGCAGGGCAATGAGTGGATACGGCAGGGGATCGCCGAGGAAGTTACAGAGATCGAGGAAGCCACGCTAGAGCCGGTCGGCGTCGAGCGTGCGGAGATGCCACGGAAGAAAAAGCCCCGAGGACACCGCGATGCAACCAACAGTTAGGCGGACTACGCAACCGGCCCCGTGCATCACGCTCGCCGCCGCAAAAGAGCATCTTAGCGTCGAGACGACAGACTCGGATGCGTACATCAATTCTTTGATCGCCGTAGCGGGTGAGTACATTGCTGCCCGTATCGGCCGCGCCCTGTCCGTGGCGTCATACGAGATGACGATGGACCGATTCCCTCGCCTGACCGGCTACCGCAACGACTCCTCGCCGGCGATGACGGGACAGTACACGGCGGTCTCTCTAGACGATCTGCCGCTCTCGGCGGTCCCGATCGAGCTACCCTACCCGCCGATTTACTCGGCAGACGCACAACTCTCGATCAGCTACACAACTTACTCCGGCGACGTTGTGCCGCTCGTGGAGGGCGTTGACTACGAGGTCCATCCGCACGCCGTGCCCCCGCAGGCCCGCCCGCCGTACTCACAGGGCTGGCCGCTTGGATGCCGCCACTACCCCGGGTCCGTGCGAGTGACTTGGAGGGGCGGCTACGGAGACATCCCCCCACAGATCACACACTCCGCTCTGATGCTCGTGTCGCATTGGTTTGAGCACAGAGACGCCGTTTCATCGTCCCCCGGTACAGCGGTCCCAGAGGCCGTTGAGGCACTACTCTCCAGCGTCAGCACCGGCTACTACGCACAGGAACACTAACGGAGCAAAAATGGCAACGTCCGGCATGGTTTCCATGATTCTGAGCTACCGAACGACCGAGGCCGATGGTCTCGCGACGGTCACAACCGACTGCGAATGGCTTTCAGAAAAATCGCACGATCTAGAGACGCATCACGCCCGAAGCGGCGTCGTTGTGTTCACGGGCAGTACACACACGGTTGACTTGGCCGCGATCTGCCCCGCCGCCACAAACATCGCCTCGATCGGCTTGCGTGTGTCCGGCGGCGACATTGCCGTGCATTTACCCGGGTGGTTCGACGCCGCCGTGCAGTCGGGCGGCGCGGTGTGCTACGCCGCCGGCGACGACGGGCAACCATGCACCGTGCTGACGCTAGCGAAGACAGGCAACGCAGAAATCACAGTCGAGTACGCGATCATTTTCTTGGAGTGATCACATGGCTTACAAGGATATGTTTTGCGCCGGCGCTATGCGTTACCGTGTCACGATCCTGCGGCCCATCGAGGCCAAAAACAGCGTGGGAGAGGTGACGCACTCATGGGCTACGCTATCGGACCAATGGGCGGCGATCGAACAGATTTCTGGGCGTGAAATAATCGCCAACAGTCGGGAAGAGTTTTCCCTCACGCATCGCGTTGTCATTCGCGGCACGCGAGACGGCGCGGTCGATGTGCTGCCGCAGTTCAAGCTCGCGTGGGGCACACGCACGCTAGAGATTAGCTCTGTCATCTCGATAGACCGTGGCCGTTGGACCGAACTCCTGTGCGCAGAAATCAGGAGGCCCGCCGATGCCATTTAACAGCATCGTAGTAGAGGGCGTCGCGGACGTTATAGCCGCGCTCGCAAAACTCGGACCGGCCGCAGCAAAGCGGATTCTCCCCGCCGTCAAGCGTGGCGCGACGGTCACACTAAAGGCGTTAGAGGCACAGACTCCAGTTGGTCCGTCCGGCAATTTGAAGCGAGCCGCCGCCATAAAAACCGTTGCCTACGGCGCATCAACAGCCGTCGCGGTGGTCGGCTACGTTCGATCTGGGGCGGGCGGGTCCGCATCAGGCGGCGGAAGAGTTCGCTTGGGCAAAGACCGCGCGTTCCATCAGTATTGGATCGAGTACGGCACAA